CCATACCATCACCAAGACGTTTAGCAAGGATCATGGCTTCTTCATATCGTTTAGCGTAAGCCGCAATCACATCCGCTTCGCCCTTCATAAAAGTGTACCCCTCAACTAAAGAGCCATACAAAAGCGTGGAGTCAAAGTTATCACCAAGCCAAGTTTGCCCTGAAGCGGCTGCCGTTATAGATTCTGGGTAGTAGAAGTAGTGAAGTTCAACAGTGTAATTAGCGGCAGGAGTCGGCCCAAGAACGAGCGTATTCTCATCGAAAAGAGCGTAATACTTAGGTATTCCAGTCGTTGCTGGGTTTGGATAGGCAGCGCGAATGTAGCTAACATCTTTGTTCAGCAAGTACTCGTACTCACTTGTCGTTGGGTTTGTAACCGCTAACTCGTATACAGCCAAAAAATCAGAAGGTGTGGCTAGATACTTGTTGTTGGTAGTCATTGACCCCGTTTGATTCTTCCTAAACTGCGGAAACTGTACTGAGTTATAGATGCGCTGCTCAGCCTGCTTAATGAACGTATCGATCTGCTGTTTAGCAGTAAGCGTTGCTGTACCCGACCCAGACGAATCAGCGCCAGTAAACGACGGAAAGTCGTTCTCCAGATAACCTTGAATCGTTTTGAAAAGGGTCGAGTAGTTCATTAGCCCATCTTCTTAGAAGCACCTGTACCCTTCGTGGCGCAGCCGGTTCCTCGGACTTTTACCGTTTGGGTATTTGGCACGTTGTTGGGGTAGCCGTTGTGCGTGTCTTTAACAGGCACAGGCGTTGGCATTTTGCTGTGCATCATTTGGCTCCCATCTTGTATTTGAACGAAGGTGATTTCTGGTTGGCAATCTTCGCCATGTTCCGGCCCAGCGTCTTCATTTCGGCGTTAGTCTTACCGCCTTTGCGAAGTTTGGTCAGGGGCTGGCCTTTGTGTTTGGCTTTCTCATGCTTATGCACGGCACCAGCAATCATTTTCTTGTCTTGAGCTAAGTCTTTCTTGTCCATCATAGGCTCCTATGTGACGTTCACAGTAACAGTGCCTAGCGTGATGCCCAGCACAAGATTGTTTGGCGTTAGCCCTGTATCGTAGGATCTTGCTCCACCCACAGGTGCCCATCCCCATTGGATAATTCTACTACCCCCAGAGGGATCTCCGCTACCTAGTTGCGTTGAGGTTGTATTAATCTGCAACCCGTTCAAACCTGCAACGCGGTATGTCGTATCGGGACGCGGATTACGCAAAGCCTGTGGGTCATCCACAGGATACATACCAAGCTGCAACTGCGGTTGATCGGGTTCCCAACACGTAGGACAGACTAAGATGTTAACGTTCTTAGTCTTAATAACAATCTCACGAAGCTCTTTCAGTTTGTACCGAAAGCCGCACCTATCGCACTGCGATATCGCCCACTTACCTGATGCAAACCGATTAGGCATATCAGTAGAACAACTGCCGTGGTGCGAGTCGCAACGGTGCTTTCTCGCGGTCTTCGTCTAGCGCAAGTCTTAACTGCTCGTCGTACATGTCTTTCAGCATGGGGACACGCTGCGCGGCCTCGGGAATCTTCAACGATAAGTAGTACGCTAACCCAGCAGCCAAGCAGTTAATAAACCTAAATGGCACATCCTGAATATTAGCCCCACCCCCAGCGTCCTGCATACGCCGCAATCGCCAGTATACGAAGGTGTAATAGTTATCTTGATCTGGCGCAGGCCAGACGTTGATCGTAGGGTACGCAATCCCAGTAGGTGTTAGTACCCCTGACTGCCTGTTAATCCAAACCTGAATGGGTCTGCCCTGAGCGTTTTTATTCGGTATTGTGGCGTAGGTATCTACCGAGATACGGCTGATGTTGATGTCCGTCTGTGGTATCCCAGTCTGCGTCCGCACTACCTGTTCAATAAGATCTACCGTATCAACAGGCAGGTTGTAAACAATCGTACCCGTGGTCATAGCAATTTGACCTTGCTCAATCGTCCACAGGTTAATCCCTCGGTTAGCCCACTCAGTGAACATCAAGTTCATAGAACGACGAGCTGTACGGTGTTCGTACCCAGTACGCACCTCAACCCCACACCGCTCAAATGCCTCTTCAATAATCTCGTTTAGATCGAGATTAAAGGCTGTCGTACCTGAAGTTGTTGTCACTTCATCCCTCGAAGCGTTTTGGCGAGCCTAGCTCTCTGCCCAAGTTTGCCCGGAGCCTTAGTAGCTTTATCAAGCATCTTCGCAGGAATCGGCTTTTTACCTTTAATACCAAGCTGTTCACGAAGTGCTCCCGGTTTCTTAATTGCAGCTTGAATAAACTTGCCGCTCTTAAATCCATCTACACCACGACCTTTGAGAATGTCCGCTCTAGTTACATCCCCATCGCCTGTTAGATCAGGAAACTTTTTAGCCATTATCGGTACCTCGCGGTCTTAGCAGCAATGCCTTTTGGTTGTTTGACGAATTGCTTTCCCGAGCGTTTTCCAGCGCGTTTAGCTCTTGTTGTCGCAGCGTACTCAGCAGGTGTAAGAGCATTGATTGCCGCCTCTGGGAGATACCGCTCGCCAGTTGCTTTTGAACCCTGTGTGCTAGGTTTGCCACTCTTGGTTCTCCATTTCTGGTCAGTCCAATTCTTCAGACTCTGCTGAGGAGCTTTCAATCTCGATAACCCCCGCCCCGCTGCTTGTACTTCATGGCAAGCATTTGTGCTTTCCTCGCGGACCATTGCCCCGGCGCACCACCTTTACCACCAGCTTTGATGCTGTTGAACAATGCTTTACGCATACTTGGTTTGGTGTAATTGCCAGCTTCGTTCACACGGGACTCGCCACCTTTAGAAAACGCCGTGAAATCGGTGTCATCCCGCCGAGCTTTAGTAACCGGCTTGGGCATCTTGGAGGCGCGAATCGCCCCCATCCCGCGTGAGGCCATCATTTCAACACTTCCCGCCGTAGGCCATCTTCTTGACTTTGCCGCCTTTAGCCATTTTGTTACCGGCCATGACAATTTGCTTGCCCTTGGTTTTGCCTTTCATAGCAACACCATCACGGCTAGGAGCTGCGGTTTTCACTGCGCCCATCTTGCTTGCGGCCATACCACCTGATTGCATCTTTTTCATCGTAAATTCCTTTCCAACGGATTGAGGGACATCAACTTTCTTTGCGAACTTCGGATTGTTCGCTACTGCCTGCATGAACCTTCTCTGCTTCTCGCTGACTGCTGGCATCACTATCCTTTTTTAGCGAGGGCATCAATTTTTGCTTCAAGTCGTTCAAAGCCTGAGTCAAACCGTTCCATAATCTTCTCAAGGTCTGCACGAACTTCTGCACGGGTAATGTGATCACGAGCGATTTCCTCCCTCGTTTTGTTGAGCAGAATCTGAATACGTTTTTGCTCGTCTGATGCGTTTTTAAGCATCAACATGACCAAGGCCACAAAGAACGATGTGACTAAATTCCAAACCAAAACGCCGGTATCCATTTAACACTTCCAAGCCCTTAGCGATTTGTTAATACGACTATTTGGATCGTTGGCCGTTTTAGCACTCGTAAGCTTCTTCTTCATGCCTTCCATCCTGGCACAGAATGACTTTTTACGAGGCCCACCCTCTGGTTGAGGTGCTTTTAGCCCAGGCTTGCCCGGATTAGCTGCGTTATAAGAAGCTCGACCCTTAGCGTTCAAACCACCTTTTGGGTTTTTACCTTCCTTGCGCTGCCATGCCGGGGTCTTAGCCATAAAAGATCACCATTGACGTAGTGTTCGTAACAGTGCCATGTAACCCTACCTGCGCCAAAATACCTTCGCCGGGGAGTGGGATGATGGTATACCCTGCTGCCGAACTTGCAGATGTATTAACTGTTAACAAAACTGGACCCGTGGCGCTACCGTCACGAATAACGACAGACCCCGCAGACGCACCATTCACTGCGTAGATTGTTTTGATCCTTGCGCGTGGAACCGCCAAACTGTTTTGGTTTAAAAAATCACCAGTCGAAGTTAGCGGTTGGGTCGCAAAGACATCATATTGCATGGATGCCATGCGAACCTCCTATTAGGAAGCTTGTGTGAAAGTCACACCCGCAGCAACTGCACAGTACGCATAAGCAAACCAGCTTGTACCGTCACAGTACAGTTCCACACGATCTCCGGCAACCGATTGGGCGCTCACAAAGCTAATCGTGTCATCAGCCGTTCCTGTATCACCTGCATCACCAGAAGCCGGATATGCCTGACCTTTGATGATGTTGGCGCTGGAAGCCGTAACGATTGTGTAGTTGGCACCTGATGGAGCTGCTTTAACGATGAACGTGTAACGTAGACCGGCAGCAGGCGCAGGGAGTGTGGTTGCAAACTCAGTAGCTGAGTTTAAAAAGAATGTAGTACCAGACTGTGCGGCAGTAACTGACCCGACAGCGGTAAGCTCAGAATTTGCGGAAGCGCCAGTAACATTACCCGATACATTACCGGTCACATTACCAGTAAGCGCACCTATGAACCCATTTTCAGATGTAACTGGGCCACTAAAGGTTGTATTCGCCATTAGATCCTCACATGCGATATCGGTGTATTAGTCTGCATGTCGTCAGCCGGGACTGTCTAATACACCGGGCTAACCCCGGAATATCAGTGTTTTATCAGGTTGTGGGGGGTGTGTCAATAAGCTTGTTGGACTTCAATAAATTCTCCTGACGAGGAATAACTCTAAGGTTCCAAGGTACGTGTAAGCCACATACAAATTCAGAACGTAGAGGAACGATATGATCGACAACATACTGCTCTCCCGTAGTTTTTGTCATCGTTATGGCTATTTGATATAGCTGGCGTATTTCAGACTTTTGTTGTCGTGTTAACCATTTTGGCGTTGCCAAACGGTGCTTTCTCCGTCTAGCTTTAGTATCTGCGCGGACCCAAACCGTATTACGTTCTTTCCAAGCTTTTTGATATACCCGTTTAACTTCTAAAGGGCGTGTAGCAGCCGCTTGAATAACCTGCTCTCGGTTGGCTTCATACCATTCATTCTTACGATCTTTGACATCTTCTCGCTTGTTGTACTCACGGAAGTAATCGGCACGTTTCTCTGCTGCCTGCTGCCATTCAATCTTAATACACTCAACACAAGCACCTTTTGTTTTGCGGGGAGCTACATGTCCGTGCTTACATGGCTCGCCAGTGAAGTAATACTTTGCCCCAGTGGATTTAGCCTCTTGGCGGGTTTTGGGTAGGTTTGTGGTATCCATTTTATCTCCTGTGACTTAGTAACAGGTAATGTACCACATTAGGTGTAGAAAACAAAAAACCCCGCCGAAGCGGGGTTCTCTGCGCTAAGTGCTTGATTTACATCAAGCTCCTGGGCTTCCAAACATTCCGAGAGGATCGGACCAGCCAAACGAATAACGCTCGCGGCTCTTATAACGAACGTTCCCCGTGTCGAAGTCTCCATCCATTCCCTGTGTCAAAGGTGCGCGGACAAAGTGCTTCATACCGTTGGGTACGTCAGTTGTAAGGAACCAAGCATCCGTATCAGTCAAGAAGTGGTTAATGGTGTAACCCTCGGGGATCGAACCATTATTCTTCAAGGCGTTGATCGTGTTGTCTGCCGTGTCAACGCGCAGTTCCGTTTCCAGAATACGAGTTGCAACGAACTGCAATGCAGACGGGATGATCAACTTCTTCGGACGAGCTGCAATCAACAGACCACGTTCGTCAGTCCAAGCTGCAATCTGAATAACCGCTGCTTCCAACGATGTTTCAGAAAGGTCAGCCGCAACTGCTGGCGTGTTGCTGTTGGTGCCACCAGAAACCAGCGGATGTGCCGTCGAAAACAACGCTACGCCATCGCCACCGACATAACCGGAGCTAAAGCCGTTGTTAAGAACCGCAGCAGCTTTGGTCTGCTTGGTGTATGCCATAGCGCGAGCCAAGGCTTTGGTATAGCGATTAGACAGACTGTCGTACAGGTTGTCCTCGATAGCCTCTTCGGTCAGCGAGAATCCCAGAGCGATAGTCTCATGGACGTAACGAGCGGTCCAAGCTTCTTGCGCGTTATCGTAGGCCATCGCGCTGCCTTCGTTCTTCACCGGAGCGGCGGAGAAGCCAGACAGTTTGGTTTCCTCTTCAAACGAACGCTCGGAAGTCTCGGTCTCGTAGATTTCCTTGTGCTCTTCGCCATAGCGAGCGTACTCAAGACCAAACAATGCGTTCAGTCCGGGGAGAAGCTCTTTCAGTAGTTGTGCGCGTGAAATAGCCATTTATGTTCCCCTTTACGCAGTTGCCGTAGCGTAGTAGTACTCGTGCTGACCGTGGTTCAGTTTCACGAGAATCTCGGGATACTGAGTGAATACCAAGGTTGCACTGGATGCAAAAGCTGCGGACGGAGCTTGGTTCAAAACGAACGAAGTCGCACCAGCAGAAGCAGCCGTATCTACAAACGAGCCGGAAGGAATGTAATTACCACTTGAATCCAACGAACCTACATCAGTACCCACGGGCAGTGCGAATGGCAATGCCGAGCAAGTAACCGTAGCAGTAGAAATGCTGGAATAAGTAGCACTGCCAAGAGAAACAGCGGTCTCTGTCACCAAACCAAGCACACGCAAGGGCAACGCATCGGTTGTCGCAGGAGTGTCGTTAGGTGCGAGTACAGCGTTCTTGGAATCACCAGTAAGCGTACTTCCGGTGTTGTTGATCATTGCCAAGTTCTGGCCGATCATGGCGCGAGCGCCCGAAGCAACAGCAGTAGTAGCAGAGCAAACGACTGCTTTAAAGACCGTATCAGGATCATCGCAGACGATTGCAACAGCATCCCCAGCAGCGGTACTGGCGGGCCAGTATTGCGACCAAGTTTTCTGTTTGGTGGTGGGGTTGGTGTACGAGCAGCCCAGGAAAATGCCAACCAGCGTACCAAGGGTACCTGTCGAAACGGAAATACGCTCCAAATTACCACGGACGAGAGCTACGCAATCGCCATAGAAAATACTGGTGCTGTACCCATTTGCAATAGCATATTCACGAGTCGAACCCGCAAACACCTGTCCGCCGATCAAATTGATCGGCTTTAGCCCGTAAGGGGCGTCTACAACAGGATAAGCCATTTTTGACCTCGTTTAAGTTAAGTTCCTTTACCGAACGATACCTTTGAACGCTTCTCCGCAAAGAGTGGCATCCGAGCATCGCTCTCTCTCATAAAGTTGTTGTCTACAGCGTCCATGTTGGCTTTGGCAACATCGTTGAAGTGTTTGGTGCGTTGGTGTACAAACTCTTCAGGCATTTTGCAGAGCAACAATCCGTCGATCTCAATATTGTCTTTGAACCGGCTGTTTTCGTCGCGCATAAACATAAGGTTTGGCTGTTCTTCAATCCTTACCGGCTCCCATCCTTCTCTGAGTTTGGCAGAGATATTCTTGGGGTCAGCCTTCCCAAGCGAAGATACGCGTACCCAACGAGGCACATATCCAGGCATTGGTTCAACTTCAGGTAGGACATCAGCACGCTTCCACTGTTTAGGGCGAGCGGACTTCTCTCGGTTCTCAACTTCTCTGGATAAACGATTTTCAGCCATTTGCACGCTCCAATTTCAATTGTTCCTTCACATACTGTTCAGGAGTTATTCCCATCTTTTTGATGACATTAAGTTGGGATTGACTAAGTTTGACCTTTTTGGAGGTCGTACTACGAGAAACAGGAGCTACAACAGTAGCTGGTCTTTCTGTACGTGCTGGAGGTGATTTTGTCTCAGGCTCAGCAGGTTCATCTCCCCATTCATACTCGGGGAACCTCTTACGCATCGTCTTATCAACGATTTCCCAGTACTCGTCAGATCCTTCAAACGCTGCACCACGTTCCCTGATCAGTTTGTTGTTTAGACCAAGTGCGGCAGCAGTCATTTCATCATCTGATCCAAACCACGTATTTTGTCTACGCCATGAATCAGTTTTAGGATCTAATCTCGGAGCCTGTGGCTGCGATTGAGGTAAATTTACTTCAGTTTCTTGCGATTGTACAGGGGGTTTGTATCCTTTTAATCGCTCAAGTCTATAAGTTGCTTCATTTAACTGCTTTTGTGCTTCTAATAATCGATCTGAATCGCCCGCTTCATAAGCTTCTTTATAAGCTTTTTCAGCATTTTTAAGTTCTAGTTCCACAGCATTTTTAGCTGTATTAACTAAATGTCCTTCGTTTTCGGTCACTTTAGAACGAAGCGTTTTAATTTCATTTTGCAGTTTCTGTGCTACTTCTAGCGCAGCTTGCTGCTCACGTACCGCCCGTTCTTTTTCACGACGTTCGTCGTGCCAGACCTTCTTCATCTGCTTGAGTCGTACTTTAACTTTCTCGGAGTACTCTTCAAGCTCATCGTCCTCAAGTTCTTTAACTAATTCCTTGGGTAATGGCTCCCGCCCACGAT